CGACGACTGAACCGAGCCACCAGTTCAACCGGCCCGCATACAACGTTAAACCTCTTTACTGCCGATGAGTTTCGCGTTGCTGATTGTTTTCTTCAGCCCTGCTATTTCATCAACAAGCAAACTTATAATAACCGACAAACTATCAACTGTTACGTTATCGATAACGTCCACCATACAATCAAGCCGCGCATGCAACTGATAACAGTTTGTCAGCGCGTCCTGCAGATACGCCTTGCGGAGCTTCAGCTTTTCTTCCGTGTTTGGAAAAACACTGTGCGAGCCGACGGCGTTATCTACAATTTCGCTTGCTTTGGCCATTGCGCCGCGTGCAAGCATATAGCGCCATTTTTTCGGCACGCGCTTTTCGTTCATCATATAACGAATAACTTCGCGCTGAAGTTTTTTTGCGTCTATAATGTATTGCACGCTGGTTTCTTTTCTCTCTCTTGCGTAAACTGTCATTGCCGGTTAATCCTTTTCACTACGCGGACGGGACTTGCCCGTCCGCTGTTTTTTATGTCCGCTTCGCTTTATGCTAAAATGAAGCAGAGCGGGAGCCGTATCCACGTGGACGTAGCGTCAAAGCCGTTAGCACCGCCGTCCCCGGAGACATAGCACACCCCCGACGACGAGCCACCAACGACCGAACCGAGCCACCAGGACGCCCGGCCTTCTCTCAATCGGCCGTTCGTGCCGGCACTCTTGAAAATCGGCCAATGACAATATGGCCCGTATCCTTCTTGGTTACCGTATGTTTGCGCTGTATTGTTTGAATGTATCATGCAGCCATAAACTTCGATTTCAGAAGGCAAAAACAATTTGCCGCGGTCTTTCCAGTTTTGCCCGGTATCGTTTGTTACTGCTGCCGTTGAACTGTATCTCTCGCCCATAAAGCAGCGCATATTTTTCATATATCCCTGCAGCGTCGATGAAAATGTTTGTAAAAATCCTGCGCCGTTTGCATTATATCCGACGCTTCCGGTCTTATTTGTTCCCACGTTATTAACACCGTTTAACACCGCCCAGGCTTTTGAAGCCAAAACCGGCGATGCGTTATAGGTTGAGCCGTTATTACTGTTCACGTCATTAAATGTAACGTTCATATCTGATAATCCGGCCCAAATAACAAGGTGGTTGTCCGTTAATTCCGTGTCGCCGGTTCCCTTATAAAGATTTATGCCTGCAATAACGCATTTTCTGTTTTGTGCCGGAACGCTTGTCCCGGCGATTGTTGCTGCCGACGTTGCTTCATACCAGTAGTCAAACGGGTGGATACCGGCAAAATTGCCGGCGGCGCAGCGGGCGTGAAGCCAGGCTGCCGTGCTTGAATAGTTGGCAATTTCAGCTGCGAATTTTTCGCTTAAATTGCAACCGGTATAAATGCCTTGTGCGATCTTTTGCGCGATATTGCTTTCGGAAACAATACCCAGAAGGTTATTATACCGCGTTTCGCCGTCGCCGACTTTAATATCGCCGGTATCGGTTTCGAAAAACGCTTCGCCCTGGCGCAAAATTTCGTTATTCGCTTTCGCCGTTGTGCTATCGCCTTGACGCAAGCGAATTCTTTTCGTGATTGTATCAGCCATAAAATGTTCCTTTTCTAAAAGATTATTGAAAATATCCGCCGACAATTTCGTCGTCGGTTCCGTCGTTCGGATAGCCGCCAAAAAGTTCGGAATATCCGGTTAATTCCAGCGCTTCTTCAAGCGCGGCAATAGTCGCGTTCTTATTCGCAAGCGAATTTTGTTCGCTGGCCAATGCTGCCGCTGCCGAACTGCTGGCCGCCGAAGCTGCGCTGTTTGCCGTTGTTGCGCTTCCGGCTGCTGCCGTTGCAGATCCGGCCGCTGCCGTAACGTAATTTTGCAATGAAGGTTCAACCGTATTGTCGACGTAGTCGTCCAGGTTCGCCGTTGCTGCTGCCGTTACCGTTACCGTTGCGTCGGCGATTGCTTCTTGTGCTGCGGCCAATGCTGCGGCTGTTACTTCGTCCACCGCGTCCGCGATCGTCTGATCGATTGACGCTTCGGCCGCGTCCACTTTGTCGTCGATCGTTCCTTCCGCTGCCGTTACGGCGGCGTTAATGGTAGAAATGGCGCTTTCCTTCGTTGAATTGATCGTCGAAGTTGCCGACGAAGCGGTGGCGTTTATGCTGGCTTCGGCTTGCGTCTTTGTGGTATTGATCGCTATTTGTGCGGCGTCCACATATTCCGTTACGTCTTCCAAAGTCTGTTCAGCGCTGGCCACCGCTGCGGCCGCGTTATTTGCTGCCGTCGTGGCGGTGTTAGCTGCTGCGATCGCTTGCGCTGCGATTGCCGTCGCGCTATCCAGTTTCGAATATACTTCGGCCAAAAGTTGTTCCGGCGTTTGATTGCCGGTAACGGTAACTTTAACGCAGCGCGTCAATTCCTCTTTGATCTCTTGAATAAGCATTGTTACTTTATCCAAGCATTGTTCCAAAGTTTCGGCCGGGAAGGCGTCGAAGTCGTTATAATCGGCGCCTTGCGTTGCTTCATACGAACGATAGATCGTAATTGTCCAGGACGAATTCCGCGGATTAACAACCGTTACACGGCCGCCGATCCGGTTAGAATTAAGCGTTACCGAATAATCCGTGCCATAAGTTAAAATCGTTTCCGTCGTTCCGTCGCTTATGGCGCATTTTATAGCTTGCTTCGCGACTTCTTCCGTCGGATCCTTTAATAACTCGTCAAAAGAAAAGTCATAGGTATATGATCCCATGACTTGTTTTCCGGTTTTAGAAATAGTATTTTCGACCGTCATTTATATTTTTCCTTTCAATCTTTGTTATCAAATTTCCTTTTCACATCGGCCGTTTGCTTGTTAGCATTCCGCGCGATTTCCGTTATATGGCGTTCCAAACGAATAACGGCTTCGGTTTTCTCTTTGGCCGACATTCGCGGATCGTCATATATCCGGTTAATTTCCTTCTGGACTTTCTGGATCTGCTTTTTGCTTCCTTTAATCGTCCGATATGCTTCCAGTTCGAAGGCGTGTTGCTGTCTATACAAAGACTTCTCTTCGCCCGTGCGTTGATTGTATGCGGTGTTTATCTGCATAAATCGCCCATAGTTTGTCGCAAATTCTTGATAAGACTTGCTGCGCGTTCCGTCCGGAATAGTCCCGAATAAAGCACCGACAATAGGAATGTCTTTTAATATTGCCACCCTTGCCGGCACCTGTTCACCGTTCCAACGCTTGAACTGATCCAACATTGTATCGCTAAGTTTTACAGCTTGTTTTCCGACTGTTGAGAATAAACCGGAAATGGTATTATCCGCAATGGCCGGCGATATACCGGCTTTTTCGCCGATATAAGTCGCAAGCTGCGACGTATTTTTGTTTTTGCGTTCTTCCGGTGGCAAGCTATCAAGCCACTTCGGATAAATCGGCCGCCCCATAAAGAAGTTATAATTCGTTACGGCTTCAACGGCCACTTGTCCGACCGGTGTTAAAAGCGATCCGGAAGTCTGAACGGGACTCATTGATCCGATCATACCGGAAACAAGTTCCCACCATTCGCGCGCTTCCGGTTTTTCGCCTTTATAACCCCAGATCATAAAGTCTTCAAAGGCTGTCCCCATATAACCGACTGTAAACGGCTTCGGAAACGTTACCGGTTCTTCTCGTCCAGGAATAAAAAAGCACCAGTTATTATCACGAACATAATCTGGAATTTGCAACCAGCGTTTCCGTTCGTCGTCCGGCGCACCATAAAGATAATAACCGGTTATTGCGATCGAAGGGAAGGCGATCGTCGCCAGCGAATTAAAAACAAACGCTTTCGGGTTATCCGTTGCAGTTCGAACAAGTTTATTTGCCGATTGTAGACCGACATTAAAGAACGGGACAATACGGTTTATAAGGCGGCTTATTTCGCCACCACGTCCGAAGTCGACCGTCGCTTCGCGGCTTTCAACTGCTGCGGCCAAGTCTGACAATCCGGCTTGTTTTGCCTTCATGAATGCGCCAAGTCGCGTCGCTTCTTCAATGGCTTGCGACGGTTTTCCGATTGCTGCGTTCCAGCCCTTCACAATGGCCGTAAACGGCGACATTGCAATATTCGCGTAACGCTTCCAATCTGTCCAGCCTGTATCTTCAAGCACTTTCAAAGAACGAAGAAGACGTCCTTTTGGGTTCTTTAATTCTTCAAGGTAGCTTTGCGCGCCCTTTTCTGACCAGTCATAATAACCACCGCCGGCACCGCCCGAACGTTCCCATTCATTATAAAGCTGACCTTTACCGACGATCTGTGTTAAGGCTTTGATCGTGTGTAACGGGTTCGTTCTCATCCCGTCCTTTGTCTGCACAAACGCCGTAAACTGATCTTTAATGAAGTTTCGCAAGATAAAGTTTGGCGTTGTTGTTGCCCCCCAGCGTAGCACTTTCGCCGGCGCACCGATAACCGATAGCGCCTTCGAAACAAATCCAAGCTGGATCGGGCTTAACTTGTGCATTGCTTCATAAATCGGCTGTGCAACCTCAATATACTTCTTTTTGCCGTTCTCGTAATATTCAATCACATTTCCGAACGGTTTTTGTTTAGAAGGCATGAAGACGTCCGTTTCGATTTCTTCCATTGCCGTTGCCGACGAAGGCCGAATATCTTTTAAGAAACGAAGCGCCGGGACGTCGAAGATTTTTTCAATGGCTGCGTATGTATTCGGCGCCGCCTTCTTCATATAGTCCCTTGACGAGAAGTAAAGATCCAGCGCATTCGCCACCGCTTCGCGCATACTCTTAACATATTCGACATATTCTTCCGGAAGTTTGCCGGTTTGTTCAATATACTTCATTTCGCCTTTGGTGTCTTTTACAAGGCCAATAACGGAATAGAAGCGATCTTCGGCCAGCTTCTTAATTTCGTTCGTCATAATGTCGTTGTGAAGTATGCGTTCGCTCAGTCCTAACGCATAGTCGATCATGTGTCCGAACTCGTGCGCCAATGTTCGATCTTGCGATCCAAGACGTTTCCGGATTGTCTTTTCGCTGTCTGTGTAGCTTCCCATGATAAGGCCTTCGCCTTTTGCACGGTTAAGCGATTTCACATATTCCAGCTTGCCGCCGAAGGCTTTTATCGCCTGTTCTAACTGCTGGCGGAAGCGTGCGTCATACGCGACCTTTGTTTTGGCCACGCCGTGTTCATACATCGGCTTTTTGGCCTTCACATATTCCGGCATAAAATCTTTAAGATCGGCAACGCTGCGCGCGATCCGGTTTCTATAAGCCAGATCCAGCGTCTTCGCTGCATTGTTAGCAATCGACATAAAGACGTCTTTTACTTCGCGTTCGGATCCTTTGATCTTTTTAATCACTTTTCCCGTGCGCGTTTCGTCAAATACGCCGCGACCACTAATCCCGTTGATCGCTTTATCCTCAATTACACGCTTGAACGGCACATAATGTTGATGTTTGCCGGTTATATCCTCAAACTGTTCTTGCGATAAGTTTCCGGATCGAACAAGATTTTCAAGAATACGTTTTTGAAATTCATAAATTCGGTTCGAAAAATCTGCGAAAAGTTCGAAATTTTCGCCGTATTTATCATTCAAGCGAAGTATATCGGCAGCGGATTTTTGCCGCTGTTCTTCGGTAACTTCTACGTCTTCCATTTCGTCAAGATCTTGCATATACCGACGCGCAACCAAAAAATCGTTAAAGTCATTCATTGCCTGGCTTTTGTTCGGTTCGACGTCGTGCATTGTGGCCATAAAGTCTTTTAATATCGGCGTCAATCCTTCGCCGGTAATGACTTCGTTTCCGTTCTCGTCAATATAATAGGTTTGATCGGCGATATTTTTTTCAACCATGCGCGCCGAATACTGATAAGCCCTGGCCAATAAGTCCGGACGTTGACCGTCTGAAAGTTCCGCCCGTTCATCTTCGGCCAGTTTTTGAAGTGGCGCCACGTCGTCAAACCACTTTCGGTTTGCCAATTCGATAAAACTTTCGCTATCGTCCAGTTTTATTTCGGCCGGATCCTGTTCGGTTTCCGGTGTTTCGGCTTGTTCTTCGGCTGCTGACTGTTCTTTTACGCTGCCTTCTTCCGGCTTGAAGTCTGCCGGCACCGTGTCGGGCAGCACGTCGAAAACCGTTTCTTTGCTTCCTTCAAGCAAATTTCGATAATGCTGCATTAACTTCGCGTCGGTAGAAAACTTTTTCAACTGTTGTTTTTGAAACAACAATTTGTTGACTTCCTGGCCGATCGTTTCCGGCGTAGCCTTAAAATCCAGTCCCATTTTTTTCGCAAGTTCCGGATTACGAAGCGCACCGCGAACGGCTGTTATTGTGGCGTCGATTTCCTTTTCGTCTTTGGCCACCAATTTCGCGATCTTTCCGGCTTCGATTTCCGCGCTGTCCTCATATCCAAACAAGTCGCCGCCGGACGTTTGTTTCGTCGGCATTTGACTTAAAATGGAAGTGTAGGCTTGCAATTCTTCGGCCGACATTTTATCGGCTGATCTTATACCGGCATTTTGCGCGGCTTCGTTATTTGGCGCCCCGTTTGCGATTGCTTCGGCCTTAACGTCCTGGATCTTATTGTTTATAAACAAGGTATAAAGTCCGTTTGTTGCCTTGTTAGCAATGGCGAAGGCGCGTTTTCCTTTTGCCCTGGCCAATAAACCTTTGCTTTGCGCTTCTTCCTCGCTGATCTTTCCTTCTTTGAAAAATCGCGCATAATCTTTAACGGTTCCTTTTTCGTCTTTGATATTCTGTTCAACGTCCAGCATTCGGGCTTGCTGCGCCGTAAATCCTTCGGCTTCTTTAACAACGTGCGCCGGAATTTCGGCCATGTTGTTTCTTTTGGCCAGATCCAGCCGGTGTCTTCCGGTTATGATTTCAAGACGCCCGTTTTCGCGTTCCCATACAACGATCGGGGCTGTTCCCAGTTCGTCATAAGCGCCTTGCAATTCTTCGCCGGCGACCACGCCGTTTTCGTTTGCGCCTTCTTTGAAGTTCGGAATATCCGGAGATAAGAAGATCTGATCAACGGGAAGGTGGATCGTTTCATAACGCGGATTGATCGCACCGACTTCTTTTCTGACTTCACGCGCGACGACTTTGTCTTGTTCTGCGGTAGATAACCCCTTCAACGTTGTAGCGTCGAAGCCTTTACCATACAAATAATTCAATCCGGATCTTGCGCCGCCGGCAATACTGATCACGCCGGCTTCAACAAGGAATTGATCCCAGCCCGGCATTAAGGCGTTGCCTATACTGTCGAAATAGCTGTCGCCTTGCGGATTAAGTCCGGTAATGGCGCCCAATAAACTTTCCAAACGTTCTTCGCCGATTTCACCTAAAACGCTGCTATATCCGCCGGCTTCAAACAGTTTCGAAATAGGCGTGTCTTTGTATTTTTCCGTTTGTCTGGCCAGTTTAACAATACCGTTACGCAACTTCGGCGGCATACGGTTATAAATCGGGCTGACGCCTTTTCTGGCCAAGCCGACAATCGCTTCGCCGGAATCTTCGGCCAACGCCGTAATTGTCGTTAATCCGAACGCTTTTAAGACCATTGTCGCCGGTTTGTCCTGGTTTTCATTAAAGAGGATTTGACCATTTTCGGCCAAGCTATAAGCTGAATTCAAGCGAATGTCGTTGTAGTTATTATAAACTTGCCCCGGCATGAATAACGCACGGCCACCGGCAGCGCCGGCCACCTTTGCCGTCTTTACTGCTGCTGATCCGACTTTTCCGGATTTTGCCACCTTGTCGGCGAAGTCAATCACTTTCGCGCCTTTGGCTGTTGTGCTGGCCGCCTTTGCTGTTGCGCCCACCAATCCTTTAGCCACGCCATATTCAATCATAAACGCCGGCATAGCGGCCAGGCCGTCCACAATACGACCACCGATAGAAGATCCGCGAATTGTAGCTTCGATCCCGTCTGTCAAGTATTCCTTGACTGTTGCGTCTTCGGCGGCCGAAAGTTCTTCGCCGCCTTTGATCTTTTCCATAATGTCGCTTATTTTGCCTTTTTGGTAGCCTTCAACAAATCCGCCAATAAACGGGGCGTTACCCCATTTCACGTTCCGTTTTGCGCTTTCAAAAATACCGATCGCGCCTTTTCCTTGCAATTCTTCAAAGCGTTCCGGCGTTATCAAATTGCTGACCATTTGTTTGTTATGTTCCAAAAATTCGATATGATCGTCGATTGTTTTGTGGTATTCGGCCGCGGTGGATCCGATCCAGCTTAACGGATTATACCATTGCCAAACAACTTCGCCGTTGCTGTCTTTTGATAATTCCGACAATACGCCCGTAAAGGAATGTTTTTCGTCTTCGCGCTGCTTTTTGAGTTCGGCCAGGCGTTCGTCAACAAGCGCAGAAGTTTCGCGATATTTATCAATATCAATCATCTTGTCAAAGACGGCCTGGTTTGTATTCGCGGCCGTCGGCGCAGCACCGCCGAACAAATCGTCGGCGTCATCGGCTGTCCCGTTCGGTGTTATCCCAACGAGTTCGAATAAATCGTCATTATCATTCATGCTATTTTATCCTTTTTGCAAATTCGGCCAAAGCCTGTTCCTTTGTCATTCCGTATTTTTGCGCGGTGTGTTCAATCTTGCGATTAAAGTCCGCTTCGCTTAAATTGACTTTTGCGGCCATTGTCGGAATATCCATTTCCGGGACTTCGGCTTGCGTTTCGGTTAAGATCTTTTCGGCAGCGCTTCGGTTTTCGGCTTTCATGGCGTCCACCACTTCAACGGCCTTCTGGCGATAAATCTTTTGTTTTTCCTTATCCGGAAGACTGTCGTCAATATCTTGCGTTGCATAAAACAGATTTCGGACGGCGTCGTTTTGAAATTCCGGCGGTAACTGTTCGCGGAAGTAGTCGATTGACTTTCCGTATTGATAACTAACCGCGTTCGTTTCCTGGCTGATCCGTTTACGCGTTGCCTGGTTTAACTGGTTATTAAGCGTTATTCCGTCCTTTTGCGTAATTTCGCCGGTGTCGATTGCTTCCTGGATCTGTTCGCGCAAATCACGAATACCGTTCAAATATTCCGTGCTGTTGAAGTTTCCTTCGTTCAAGTCATAAGCACGTTGCAAAACGTCGGCGATATTTTGCGCTTCCGACATTGTCTTCCCACCGTCCGGACGAAATTGTTTAATTGCCCGGCGCGCCTTCTGTGCGTAGCTTCCGGAAATATTACCGCGCATTTCGGCGTCGTTAATATATTTCAATTTTTCCGAATAATCTGCGTCGCCGTAAATAAACGCCATTGTATCGCTTTCGCCCTGGTTCTGGCGCGCGCTTTCCTCAAACTTTCGCAACAATTCGTCGTTTGTCTGGATCGAATTTAAGCCCTTCAAAACGTCGTTGTATTCTTCCGGCTTGATTTTGTATTTACCGGCTTTCAAATTGTCGATTACGCCTTGCGGATCGGTTTCGGCCTGGCGATAAATATAATATTTATCCCAACCTTCCGTCTGCTGTTTGCGGCGTGTATATGTCGCCCGATCAATAAATCCGTTTTTATAGGACGAATAAAGATCGGCAATGTATGAATTCCGAAAAGTTTCGTCGCCGGTAGAAATAAAGTTTTCGCGGTTCCGATCGCCGGAAACAATCAAGTTTGCTTCGTTGTTGTCAATATACTTCTTGCGAAACAATCCTTTGATCTGTGCTTCGGTTTTGGCCACGTCCAGTTCAGTATTTCGAACAAACGTGTTCGCGTTCGTGTCGGTATTAAATCCGGACACAATGTCCGGGACGATCTTATGTAGTTTATCCAAGACTTCCGTTTGCTTCTTTTCAATATCCTTCGGCGATTGATAAGAATTATAATCATTCGCTTCCGTGATTAAATCCTGGATCTGTGCGGCCATTTTGTTTTTACCGTCCAAACTTTCGGCTGCGTTTTGTGTTTGTTGCCACTTAACGGCCAAGTCTGCGGCAGCGCGGCCGAATTCGTTTAATCCTTCGGCGACGCCGTTTGTTGTTTGCCGCACAACGCCGGAAGGCTGAATGCGGCTGTTTCTGGTATATACTGGTAATTGTGGCATTTTACCCCCTAACTTTCACTATTCACAACGTCTTTGTTTGTGTCGGCATTGCTGCCCCAATACTTGTTATAAGTTCCGTAACTGTTTAACGCGGTGGATCCGGCCTTCAAAATTCTGTTTAGATAAGCGTATTTTTTAGTCCTTTCGGCGTTCTGCTGCTGCAAGGCGGACGTTTGTTTTTGCATTCGCAAATTATAGTCCGTTTGTGCTGCTTCGATATTCATTTCGGTTAAACTTTCGTTAAGCGAATTCGCGATCGATCCGGAAACGCGGACGCCGTTATGGCCGGCCATTTGATTAACCGTTCCGATCAACTGCGTGCGTTTCTGGACGTATTGATCCGCGATATTAGCGCGTTCAAATTCGATCTGCTGTTGCTGCAACTTATATTGTTTAATTTCCGATTTTGCGGCCTGGCGCGTCTGATAGGCTGAAAAGATAGACGATCCAACCTGTAAAGCACTCGCCGCCAAAAATGCTGTTGCTAACATTTCAACCCCCTTTATTTGTCAACTTCATTAACAATCGGCGCAATAACAAGAATGTTCATCGGCAAAGGCCGCGACTGTTCAACGGTTATGTCGCTTTCAATCGTCCAACCTTGATTATAACGGATCTTGTCGATCACGCCGTCGGTTAATGGCCGCGCCGTTCCCATAGGCACGGACGGTTCGCGATAATTGATTTCTTGTAAATTATCCAAATCACGGCCAACACGACAACCGGAAGTCCGCCAAACTCTGACGGCCATATCGTTAATACGCTTCTTTTTGCCGACTGCCGTCCCGTTCATGGCGCCTTCTTCGATATTCATTGTCTGAATATAGCTTCTATATCCAAGCCCGGCCAAAACAACCCAAGCGTCCAGATCCAGCGTAAACGATCCGGAAGCTACCACCTTGTCCGGCTGGACGCAGCCGTCGGCCAAGATCTGAACTGTGCGGCCGTTCAAGTGTTCATATCCGGACATTGAATTAACGCTGACGCCCCACTTGCCGCCGGAATACGAAGTCGCGCTGAACGACTTAACAACAGTCGCTTGAACGTGTCTTGCGTCCGTAACGGCTGTTATTGTGGCCTGGCCAAGAATTCCGAAATTGCTATCAATCGCCCGGATCCTTCGGCCGAAGTGTCTGGCTGCGAAAATATCGCTTGAAGCCGTGATCGTAATATTGCCGGTTTTGCCCGAAAGTGTTAAGGTATTGCCGACGGTAGCTTCGAACGCGTCATACTTCAAACCGGCGCGAACATACCAACAATTTATAACGCTTTCCGGTGTAACCGGATCTTGTATTCTCTCAACGTGGCGAACAACGCTTCCGTTTATATTCCGTTTAACTATTAAATAAAGTTCATCATATAAGCCGTTGTATGAAGGGATTGTTTCGATACTCTCGACTATATCGTCGCCGAATTCGAGCAAACTCCACGCCTGGACTTGCTGATCGGCTTCCACGACAAGCGCGGCCAATTTGCCGTCTTTTCGCAAGCACCACATCACGCTATCCGGGTTCTTCTGATAACAGACGTCAACGATCGGGCTTTCCAATAAGTGTTCCGAAAAGATCGAAACGTCAACGGCCTTGTAGCTGTCCAGATAATAGTCATATTCGAAGCGACGAACTTTCTTTCCGGTTCGCTGCACGAAATAAACTTCCGATCCGATTGTTGCCGGCTGCGTTCCTTCCGATCCCCAGTTCGAACGGGCGCGCGCATTCGGCACGCTGTTACTGTCGATCCCGTTGTCGCCGTAACCTTTGACAACAAATTCGCTTCCATACGTTCCGGCTAATAAAAAACTGGTTCCGATAATCCATTTAATGTCGGATCCGTCGCCGTCGATATTCGTCGCCAGTTCAATATTAACGCCGGCGCCGCTTTCATTTGAAACGGCCGGCGTAAAGTCTTCGTATTTATACGGCTTCGATCCATAAACGTTTCGTGGTTGTGTCGGTGTCCGGGCATAATACAAACGGCCGTCCAAAAGTCCAACAACCGAAGGCCAGCCGCGATAATTACTCCAAGCACCTTCGCCCCAGATTTTCGTTGCGCTGGTAGTGGATAACTTCCATTGCACGGCTGCGCTGGCCGAAGTTCCACTGGAAACGGCGGTTATTTTGACAAAGCCTTGTTTATTAACGCCGTCAACCGTTGTTGCGTCGCCAATCCAAAAGAAGGCGCCAACGTGGCCGGAATTAAAAATGCTGCTGCTGGCCGTTAGTGTAATGTTGCCGGTATCGGCCGAAGGTGTTATCGTTGTGCTGGTTAAGTTTTCGGTTAAAAATGGCGTGCAAGTAAATGTTACGTCCCTAAATTCCCAATTATCGGCCGCCTTGCGGATTAACTCTTTCGGCGTGTTATTCTTTGTCCCGTCGCGGCGATATACGATTTTGATAATATCGTCAATCTGGACATACTGGATCGTTTCCAAGTCCGCTTCTGTGAAATTGTTTGATATTTCATAAACTGCATTGTTTTTATATACCGGCGCGCCGTCATGGTAAAAACGAAAATATCCGGCACCGCATTCGATTATATAACTATCCGTCGGACTAAAAATAAAACGCATTAACTTTGCTTTACCTTTGGCGTTTGCGATATATTCAGTTCCGGCGACACGGCTTGCCAGGCCATAAGGCCGAACAAGAACGTTCCGGCATTTTTTCAAGCAAGAAGAATATTGTTCAACATCTGATCGGCCATACATTAACGGGCTGACTTCGCCGCGTGCGTATGTAGGCAATAACGGCGCTACTCTTACCATATTGATCTCCCTAATGCTGCATTTATCCAGGCGTCGTCTTTGACGGTTTCTTCGCCTTGTCTGCCGCTGTCATAATGAAGGGCGCGCGGCAGATATTCGCCCTCGTATAACTGGATTAACTCTTGCGTCCGGCTGGCCGAATTTGTTATGTCGTAACAGATATTCGCGGCCAATAAACATTCGAAGGCGTCCGAAAATTTAGGCGTCCAGAATGTGTCGTCGTCGCACATATAAACGTATTTAACGCCAAGTTCCGGATCAAGTGTCCATATTTTTTCGCCTTCCGGGCGCCAGGTGTTCGCCGTCGTTTCAAAAACTTCTACACAATCCGACGGCCTTTGAAAATAATATCCACCACCGACGGCCGGTAATTCTTCCAGGCGGTTAAGTAAAGTCCGCTTCGTGGCAAAACTCCAGCAAGTTTCGGAAAGAATAGATCTTAAAGTCTGATCAAAGACGGCATTTATTGATTTTGCTTCCAATGTATCGTCGGATAAATTAACAATCCGGTTTGCGCCCAATAAGGTTAAGGCTTTGTTTGCATGGCTAACTTTACTCATTTTCTAACTCTCTAACATATACAAAAGAAAAGGGGCTGCACCTTTCGGCACAACCCCCGGCGGTTTACGAAAAATTAGTCGATAACGACGCTTTCATCGCATGAAACTTCAACGACTTTAGCTTCTTCCAAACGAGCAGCACCGCAAGAAATCTCGTAGTAAACTTGTTTAGAATAAGACTTGTCGTCGCGTTCAGAAACGCGCATAAACAGTTCTTCCAGCATAGCGAAGCAAATACCGGTCTTTTGGAAGGCGTAGTATTTCGCAACGTGTGTTGAACTGTCAACGGTAACAATACCGTCCGGCAAGAATACGAACTTGAAGCCGACGAATGTATCAAGATCGCCGGAAACAAGCGCTTTAACCGTGTTATAATCGCTGGAAGTAACTTTGGTATTTGCCAAAAGTTGTTCCAAACCGGTCGCAGAAGCAACAAAGGTTCGATCATAAGTCGGCACGCCGGCAGCGTTCATCATAGCCGAAGCATGACGAATTTTTGCAACGGTTAATCCGGTGTTTGCTCTGGTGGCAGAACTGCCGGTTCCGCTAACTTCGCCGTCATAGTTTACAGCAATCTTTTGAGTTGACGGAAGGGCAACAGAAGTTCCGCCGGTTTCACCACGAAGGGCGGTTGCACCCAATGCGGCATAAATAACCTTATCGATCTGAACGCCGACAGAAGATTGAAGCGAAACAGAAACAACACTCATCGGATCGCTGAATGTCTGTAACTGGACAGAACGGTCGAAGATACGCGCGTCGTTATATGTCGCAATATCAATTCGAGTTCTTGACAAGTTCGGATCGTTCTGCGGTGTTGCGCTGTTTGTGGTTGTTTTGGCGCTCATACTCCAAGATCCGATCTGGTCTTGATAGAACGATTTACCGGTAAAGTCTGTTTTAACATATACGCGGCTGTAAAGCATAGACTTTTCTTGACGGGCTAACGGAAGGATAATTCTCGAATAGTCCTGGCCGCGAATTTGTAACTGTGTATTCGTATCAGTCATTTTAAGATTTCCTTTTCTAAAATTGATTAAAATTTAAAAACTATGAGTGTTCGCCTTGTCCTTTCGGGGGCGATCAAATAGAAAATTCTTTGAGGTCTATTTTAGATTATCCCAACATTTTCATAAGCGACTGGACGTATTGCACTCTGGCCAATCGTTCTTCTTCGCTGACATATTGTTGTCCGTGTTCTTTGCACCACTTCATGTCGTTGCGTTGATTTCGCGATCCAGCCCAATAAGCGTCGCTTATATCGGCCATAATCCGGTCAAATTCGGCTTGTGCTTCGGCAGGGGTTTTCGTAAAACCGGAAACTTGTCCTTCGAAGCCGCCCAAACTTCCTTCGGAAATGGACGATCCGATCTTGTTTAACAAACGTATAGCGGCGGCATTATCGCCGATTAAGTCCAGCAATGAAGCGTAGTCTTCTTTATTTTCGCAGAACTTCGCCAACGTGTTATTTGCTAATTCAAGATTTTGTTGATACTTCGCACCCCATTCGGATTTCAAAGTAGCAACGGTTTGATTATGAACGTTCATTCTTTCTTGTTCGGCGGTGGCGTTCATGGATTGAAGCCCTTTGACATATTCATTGAAAATGTCTTGCGCTGCCGCGTTAGAAATATGATTTCGTTTCATTAAGTCCCTAAATTCCGGCGTTACTTCTACGTCGCCGTTTTCGGATTTAATATCGTATTTGTCGGCTTCCGGAATACCGAAGGCCTTGTCGTATGCTTCCCAAGCCACCGCGTCGCTGGCGTCCTTTGGCACCGGGACACGCCCTTGTCCCATAAGTTGTTCAAGCGATAAATAGCTTTTAGCCATATTGTTAATATCGCCGTTAAACTTCTGGATTGAAGGGTGGCTGGCATATTCGGCCGATATAGCCGAAGAAAAATCAAAACCGCCATTATTTTCGGCGGTTTGTGTTGTTGTTCCGCCGGTGTCAGTATTACCCGGCTGGCCTAAATTGTCAGTTGTCGGATCCATTTCCTATTCCTTTTCAAATAAGGCCGCGATCGCTTCCGGTTTAATGTCGTCGCGGCTGATTGTTTTAATTGTTAATATAACGTCCCGTTTTCCGGACGAATAAACAATTTCGTTCGGATCGGTTGACAATACCGGAAAATCATATCCGCAGTATTGCTCTAAAAATTCCATAAATAACGGATATTTCAAAGCAACGTCCTTAAACACTGTTCGCAAGTCTGCGATTGTGTTACTATCCTTCAGATTGAGTATCTTTGACATTACGATCCCCTTCGGCTGCGGTTTTGTATGTTTGCGCTGCGGCTAACTGTTGTTCGATTGCCGCTTGCTGCATTTGTGCTTCTGCTCGTGCCTGGCGAATATTCTGGACTTGTTGATCATCGCGTAACATTTCCGGATCAACGCCTATCACGTTGAAGACTTTATCAACGGCCTTGTCGGTGTCGAGTTTATCCACCACTTCCGGACTGATCTGTGCAATCTGGCCAACATAACCAAGCGCGGTCGATAAATTCTGGACTTCAACTTGTCTTTGACTTTGAACAAGTCGTGAAGTGAAGCGGACTTCATAGCCCGGATTTTGCAACATAACGTCCGGCATACGCGGCAAGCGTCCGTCTTCATAAAGCGAAAGAATGCACTTTTCACAAACCGGCTGTAATACGTCATGAATGAAGCGTCCGACTGCCGGTCCCAATAAAGACATTTTTTCGTTAATCCGTTCCATAACTTCCGGGACGGTCATTTGCTTTGTTAATTCCGAAAACTGCTGAAACGTATCGTTGAAGAACAATTTTCGGATCTGCTGGCGCTGGCCTTCGATTTCGTTTTCGCCGATTGCAACGTTACCTTGTGCCATAAGCGGAAAGATCTCGTCGCGCGGTGTTAAACTGCTGCGGCGGTAATAGTTTATTTGACGCGGATTAAAGTTTGGCCGTCCGATGAACGCGTTGTCCGGGACTGCCCAAGCCGGATCCGTTTGTTTCATCGCTGCACGCAATACCGTGTCCGTCATCGCATTTAATAATCTGGCGTGCGGAAGCGCCTTCATTCCAGGCGAAAATCCGTAAACCTCTTGTGCCAATTTATAAAAACGGTGTGAAACGCACGGCATAGCCCGGAAGCCGTCTTCCTTCAATAACTTTTTGTTTTGAACGTCTATCCAAGCCATACGCACCGGCATATTGAGTTTATCCAGTTTGTCCGGATCGTAGTCGTTCCGGCTGCCGATATAACAAAGATATTTGAACTTTTTGTCTTCGTTTGCGCCGGATTTATACGCTTCCAGAACATCACTTCCCACCGCGTCGCCAAAACGTGAATAGGCCTGTTCTGCCGTGTATTCATAAAGCAAATAATAAGCGTTCGGACGTTCCCTTGCGTCTTCCGTGATCCAATGCTTATTTATCGGTATGTTATAAAAACGAAGATTGTCGATCGCGTCCTTTTCGGCAAATAACGAAGCCGTCCCATATACGCAAGACGACTTATAAAAGATCGGCATTTGTTGATAAAAGTTTGATCTTGCGAAGGTATAAAGCAGTTCGTCGCCGGCGTCGTGCATCCAGTTTTGAACTTCCTTATTTTCGCGCAATGCTGCGTCCGGGTGTTCCAAAAACAACCACTTCGAGGATTCCGGCGTCAAATAGTTAGACAGTCCGGCAGCGGCCACATCGGCAGCGTCAAGCGAAGTCGTGTCCAATAGTTTCGTGATTTCGCTTCCTCTTGCTTTTTTCTCGGTTATATTATCGCTTTCAACGTAATAGTAGTTGTGCATTGACTGATATAAACTGTCGAAATTAGCCCTTGCGCTTTTTAGTCGTTCGTAATTTTTAACTATTTTTTCGGCCGTTAATTCCATATTAGCCCCCTAAAACTGTTTTTTTCCTTGTTTTTCCTTGTGCCGAATTTGCCACATCGCCCAACGCGGTCGTGTAAATTGTCTTTGTATCGCCTTCCAGATCTGCGCGTCTGCGTGATATAGCGGCGGCCTTTGCGTCCGCTTGTTGCTGTGCCAACGCTGCGGCTGCGGCTTTTTCCTGTGCTGCTGCGCTTGCCGTCTGATTATTGATTGCGTCCGCCATTGCATTCGCACCGGTCAAACTTCCAACAACCTTCGAAACGGTATCGGTAGCGTTTACAATACCGCCGCCGGATTTATTATAACTAACAGTTCCCATTGACGCGGCCTTCGCTGCGCCGTTCAAAACCTTATCAACATCGCCGTTAACAACGCCGCTTGCAACGTTGAACGGGGCTTCGATAACATTCCCGACGGCCTTTGAAACGCTTTTTACTGCGCTTTCAACCGGTTTCGTTATCGCTTTGAATGGATTACCTTTTCCCATTTAAATTTCCTTTCTCATTTCACAAGTTGAATAACCCCGACGCTTTAAATAAGTAAGGAAGCGATCGCCAAGGTGTGTTCCCTGGATAACGCTTTTTGCGCCACATTGCCGCGCCGTGTCTTCAATGTAGCGTTGTAAATCGTTTAAGTTCTCGAAAGTTCTATGCTGCGGCAATAAATAAGAAGACTTAACAACAAGACTTCTATTTCCCCACATATCAACTTCCGGCGTCATAACCGCATATCCTTCGTTTGCGAACGCGAAGTAACTGTAACTTCTGATCGTATAAAAGAATTCGCGGCATTCGTCGTTCTTATCCGACAATCCGAATTCGGCGTTGACTGTTTCGATCCACTTATCAATCAAAGCGAACGGGGCGTCCGCGCCGTAAATGTGCATTCCTGTAAGCATGGCTTTAATATCCCGAAATATCGAATAAACTCTCGGCTTCATAACTCGTTCCGCCGTCGCGGTCGAAGCGGCTCATCGGATCCGAAGATCTATAATTAACCGGCGCTTGTGCGACTTGATCCGTCATAGCGAAGGCGTCCACAAGGTCGATATATTCGCTTTTAATAGCGTCTTTTGTAACGCCGGCAAGCTCTGTTTTGAACTCTGAAAGCCAATCGGCGTCGTCCGGAAAAAATACCGTGTGCGATTTAAATCGCGGCTGCAAGGCTTTTATGCGCTCTAACTTTGTTCCGACTTTGCCGTGTTCAAGCGGTATTACGTTAAAGAAAACGTTTCGCCGCCGCATTTCTTGTTCGATTAACGGCTGCGCCACTTGCACCCACCAGCCCTTTTCAATATAGAATTCACGAAGCCGGTATTTTATCACGGTATTAAATATTTCGCTTATAATTCCAAAAGTGTCCCAGCGGCCATAACGACAACCAAGCAAAAACCAATAATTTTCTTGACTAACGCCGGTTATTGTGATCGCCCGGAAGCAGCTTTCCGGATTCATAGACGAAGCCGGATCCAAACAAGCGTATATATTACAACAGTTCACAAGTTCGTCGATCCGGTGTGGCGAATAATACCGGAAGTCGTCCGGATTAAACGTTCTGTTTTCTTCGGCTACGGCTTGACACATCTTTTCGGCCATCCAAATATCCAGCTTTCCGAGTTTTGCATAGTCCGCACGTTCGGCCATAATTCCTTCCACCGTATGACGTGAAGGCCAGGCCGGCCGGTTATCAATCATTATCGGCACGCGAATAACTTTGAAATGAAGTTCTTTCGCGTTATTGATACATTTTTCAATGCAGCAGCGATCGCCCAAATTGTTTCCAATAAAGAAGATCCGCGTATTTTCGCCCAAGAAGACAATGTCAGACAAAAACCAATCCCAGTCCGTCGCGGTAATCGTTTCGGATCTGGCGTCGTCTTTGTCCTGTATATCGTCCAGGATAATAACCTTCGGGCGCCGGTCTTGATTGTTCAAACCACGAATTCCGGTTCCTTTGCCGTATGCTTCAATCCGCACGTTAAGGATCTGGCCGCGTTCGTTCTTCACATCAACCGAAAAAACCTTGTTGTTTTCTTCGTTGATCTTAACAAGATTATGTTGTAACAACGGGTTCGACTTATATTCGGTTATAATATCCTTTAACTTCGCGCTGGCCGTCGTCTGATTTTGTTTGATTATGACGATAAAGTCCCGATCTTTTGACGGATAGGCCAGGCAATGAAGCGGATATGCACGAAGCGCATAAGAAGACTTGCCGCTTTCGCGAAACATCTCAATAGCAACGTGGCTTGTTTCGTGCAGCAATAAGTCGCTTAACTGAAAATGAAAGTCGCCCGGTTCGCACTCGAACTTCGGATCATTAACCAAAACAACGTCCCGGAAACATACGAGATCATTTTTTAGCCTTTTTTTGACTTCGCTTGTTAGTTTCATACTTCTTCGCCTTCTTTTCGACTTCATCTTCAAATAAAGAAAAGTCCTTCAAATTGTGATCAACTTCCGTCTTATCCTTCCAGCCGTGATTTTTCAGCCAGAAGATCGCACCGGTGGAAGATCCTTCGCCGGAAAGTAATTGTTTTTCGGCGTAATCCTCAATCCGAAGGATCGCCTTTTTTATTGTGTGAGAAAAAGACGGTCGTTCTTTATAGTCATAAAGTGATCGTCTATCCTCAAATCCAAGCCATAAGGCAAGCCCGGCCACCGTCGGCGGAAGCACCGTTGAAAGTTGTTTATCAAAATAACTGTCGATCGCTGCTTCTAATTCCTCGGCGGTTTTATATTTCAGCGGTCTGGTCATTTTTTACCTTCCTTTCTGTTTTGACATCTCGGCGGCATAATCCGGAAAATGCGGCTTGCCGTTGATCTGTTCGCGCATATCGTCAAGGCGTTTATTCATATCGTTAGCGATTTTAACTATATCGTCATTGATCGGCTTAAATTTTGCCAATGCTGCTTCGGCTTCTTCTTTGGTATAGAACACGATCGCGTCGTCAGCGCTGGCGAAGTTTGACTTCCCTTTGATAATGTGCATTATATAACCGGCTTCGTTTATATTCGTTCCGATAATGCGGCCGGCTATCACGGCGTTAGTGTCCAGATCCAAATAATAAACCGCTTTATACATATTTTCGTTTTTTAACATTTTTCGTAAACCTTTCTTTATATTAAAATTTAAAAGTTCTTGCTTTAACAGCCCACATCTGCGCCGTTTGCGCTTCCGTTATTGCAATCGAACAAAGTCTTTTTTGTTCGTCCGAAGTTGTTTCATGACGAAGATTATTCAATATATCAATCACATCAGCGAATTTTTGCTTTATAACTTCAACATCCGAATTATTACTCGGATTAAAAGCCATTCCCACCGCAATTTCGCCGTAGGTGGCCGCTCTTTCTTTTTCTTCCATATCGTAAACCTTTCAAAATAAAAGGCCGTCTTTTTTACGGACGGCCGGTTTTTTTCAACAATAAACTAAAGGAGTAATCATGAATAAAACTTTATTATTCTAAAACAAAAAAACCGTCAAGGGTGACGAAACGACTTGACGGCCGGATCGGAAAAACGCTTCGCAGACTATTAACCAATCCTACCAATTTTATAAAACATTTTATAAAAAAATGCAACCGGCAAAAATGCACTTTTTAGCACTTTTTAGCACTTTTTAGCACTTCAAGGATAATATTAAGCGCTTTATTCCACTTTTTCCGGGCAATATTCCGGTGTATTCCGAATTCTGCGCCAACCATTTTCCAGCGGCGAACGTGCGTCCAATTATAAATTTGCTTTCCGCCTTTGATGATCGGCGCACCGCAGCGATATTTTATCAATTCCAGCGTTTCCAGATCTAATCTGTTATGAAGCCAGTCCCACCATTGCAAGGCCACTTCTTCGGCCAATGTATAGTCGCGCGTGCAAAATACCGGCTTTTGTTCCACTACGTCGCCCGGTTCCGGTTTAATGAAGCGAAAAATATTAAAATATCCTTGCGGCTTTACCGGCGGCAAATACTTAAACACTTCGAAGGCGTGATATATACGCGCTTCTATGTCGGCCGTGTTCAAAATATCCTTTGTGTCCTTTACTTCCTCGTTCATCTTCCGCCCCCTTGTCGATAACTTTTTCCGGATAATGTGAATATTTTCGCGCCACCGGTTAAGCGATCAAAAATTCTTTGGCCTAAAATTTTAAGAAGCGCTGCTTCGTCATGATTGCTTATAGCAATAATCGGCAGCATTCCTTCGTAACGACGATTAAAAACTTCGTAAAGTTCGGTTCGTTCGCTATCCGTCCCGTATTGCACGCCTATTTCATCAATGATCAATAACGGTTTATTGCAATATTCCCACATTTCCGAAGCCGAAGGATCCTTCCAGGACGCCTTTATGTTGTCAATAATCGACTTGATCGTGCAATATTTGACTTTTTCTTCGGAATAATACCGGAAGGACGGATCCGAATATCCTGTGCGCTTTTCTTCCAGCGCATTAACAACCGAATAAGCTAAATGCGTTTTACCGGTTCCGACGCTGCCGACAATCAAAATATTATCCTTGAAGCCATTTTTAATCCCGTCGGCCAACGTTTCAACAAGCCGTTTTTGTTCCGGTGTTTCCGCCCGGTAATTGTCCAGGCTGCAATTTTCAAAGCGTTTACAAACAATCATAGCGGCACCCCTTCGTCATAAGATCCGGAAGCAACGGCCGTTTTTTGTGGCAGTAATCCGCGCGCAGCGGCAAGCGTGCGACGCTGGCGTTCGTGACTGTCCCAGGTTAAGGCTTTTTGTTTCCAATTTTTAACCGGTTTTCCTTCGCTATCCTTCCATTTTCCGGCCGTGAAATAGTCATGAAACGTTTTAGGATCAATAACCAATTTCCGATCGGCCACATAAGCGGCCACATCTTCCACCGTCGGCGGTGTGAATTTCTTTTCCTTCGGCTTCGGTGGTGTCATAGCGATAAGTTCTTCAATATCCGGCATTCCGCTATCGTCGTTTTCCGGCAAAGGGGGGATAACTACGTCGTCAGACGTAGAGAGGGGATATATATTTTTATTTTTATTTTCTTGGGGATTGTTAAGGGGTGTCTTTTCTTTTGTTTTTTGATTTTCGTTTTGAATAACTTTGATTTCGTTTGAATTATTTTGATTTTCAATTTTTTCAAAAAATTCATTTTGATTTTTTTGATTATTTTTGATTTCTTTTGATTTCCGCCCGGCACCTTCACGCGCACCGCCGCGTCTGTCTTCTATATCAAGTGTCGGTTTAATGGCACTTATCAACGCCGTAATAACCGCGCCTTGTGGTTCTATACCATTGAAAACGTAGTCCGTCATAGCGTCGTAGAACTGTAAACGAAGATCGTCCGGTAGTTTATCGGCCGCTTCCTTAAAGTTCTTCGAAAATATAAATTTATCCTTCATTTCGTCACCTTTTAAATATTTTCCTAATGTCTATCGGGTTTTGTTGTTTCGGAAGCTGAAAAAACTTTAGCTTGTCAATTTCCGGATCATACAATCCCCATTTTTGAAGCGTTTGTTTAAACTGGTCGAAGCTGCGGACTTCCGCCCAATAAACGCCGTTTTGCTTGCAGCGGTCGCGGAATTCTTTTTGCGACGCTTCAAGCGTATTATTTCCGAACTTAACTTCGATCCAACCGACGGGCTGGCCGTTTTTACAAACAATGTAATCCGGCACGCCGGAACGAACGCCGATCTTTTTTAAATCCGCGCCGCGTTTTTTTGATCCGCTGCCTTCGTTCGGAATGTGAATTAAATCTTGTTTTCTGTCTGGCCAAATCTGATCCCACCATTGCACCATAAAAGCGCAAAGATCATCTTCGGAATTGACGGCGCGGCCGTTTACAAACTGGACGTGTTTTAATCCGGCAAGGGCTTTTCCTTCCGCTTGCTGGATCCGTTTCCAAATATTGTTCTGTTGCCGCGCCATGTTGTTAATCTCTCCATAAAATCCAAGCAACCAACAAGATAATTAAAAAACTACCCATTCGGCACCGCCTTTAATGCTTCCTTAATTGCCGGAATACGCCAGGACGGAATACCATTATATTTCCACGAATAAACCGTCGTCGCCGGAATGTTCATAAGTTTAGCCAGACGAAACGGTTTAATTAACTTTACTAAATCTTGATAGTTCATGAGCGTAAACTCCTTTCATAATATGATTACGATATTCGAAATTAAATGTCAACAGAAAAAATTACGTATTTAGAAATTTTTTTAAACTTGAAAAATAATTATAAATATGTTACGATTTTCGTATATATAAAGGAATATAATATGGAAGTGGAAACATTCTGGCTTGAACGCCGATTAAAAGAGTTAAAAAAAACAAGACGTCAATTAGCGAAATTGCTGGGCGTTAGTTATGCACGACTTTCTGATCTTAAAAACGGAACGTGGAAGTTTCAAGCGACACATATTAAAAAGACGGCCGATTTTTTGGAATTTAATCGCATGGCTTTTTTAGACTTTATATCCGGCGATATTACCGAAGAAGAATTGTGGAAAACTCCGGTTGATGTTGAAATAACGCCCGAAGAAAAAGAAATTTTAAGAATGATCCGCCAATCGCGCGAGCCACATAACGACAGCGCCGATACTTCTACAAAGGCCGGCTAATGATAACGAGGTTATAAAATGAAACAAGAAACAAAGGAAGCACTTTATATTATAGCAATAGTCGCGAGTTCGTTTATATTCTTTCATCTCGGACAAGTCGCAGATAATAAATGCGCGGCCGCTATTTCCGCAAAAAGAAAAGCCGTTGAAGATAGTTTAAACAAGGCGGCCAATGCTAAAATAAACTTTTGTTTGCGTAATCGTCCGTCCTTAAATAATCCACGAAAGACGCTTGAAAAGTATCGTTTATTTAAAGAAATAAATTGTCCGCAGCGTCTTCTTTATGCGGATTGTGATCAAACTTGCCGTGAAGAAATATTTTTCAACGTTAAAACAGATCTTGAAATAAACAACTGGGACGCCGATAAAATACAGGATCCAGATGATTTATTCGAAATGATAGGTGCCAAGCCGGAAGGCCTACCGCTTCCGGACGAAGATTTTCGGCCAGAACCATAAATAATCAATAAAATATTTTATCTCTTTTTCCGCTTCGGCGGATTTTTTTTGTTTTATCCACATTTTAAACCACCATTTTGGCGGTTTTTTATATAAAAAATTCCATATTTCGAACTTTTTTCATATTTTATTTTATTGATTTTACGTGATTTTGCAAAAAAGTTTCGTTTTTCGTGATTTTTATTATTGACATTTAATTTCGAATATCGTAACATTTAATTGTAATTTGATTTTAATTTTTTTATAAAGGTGACGAAAAAATGTTTAAAACAATTCAGGTTACGGCCGAAAATCATATAAAAGCGATTAAAGCCGTAGAAGCAACAAAGAACGGTTTTGTTAAAGCCGTTATATCTACAAAGGAAAATCCGGAAAGTGTTATAACGCAAAGTTTCGACTATCTTCTGGATTATTGCAAAGGTTACTACAATTTCACGGTAAAAATTCAATATGAACCAGACTTTAAAAAAGCGCTGGACGAAGCGATCGAAGAACAAATCGAAAATGAAATCGATCGCTTGAAGGAAGAATGCCCGGAAGAATATTCGCTCGGCCATGATCGCGACTATGTCAACGTCGGCGTCGGTAACGTTTGCGTCCGTGACGATGAAATCTGGAACGATGATCGCCTACGCGACGACGCGCGCGATAATATCGAAGATGATTTTTTCAACAATCTTATTGAATGCGGCAGCGGCACAAAAAGCGAAGCATTTTGCGACCTTGTTCAACAATACATAGGGAGTAAATAGCCATGCAAAGCCAAGAATTCACTTCAAAAGTTATAATTCGCAAAACGTTTGACGAAGACAACAACTGGCCAACTTTCAAAATGAAGGTTGAAAACGTCGACAGCAAGGCAACAATCCTTCTTAACAAAAAGGATTTATGCGCGATTGTTTCCGATATTACCGCTTGTCTGGCCGAAGATACAGAAAACGAAGGGGGCGACAATGCTTAAATCTTTTTTAATTTCATTCATTTTGACGCTGACGACAATTTTTGCCGTCCATAACTGGAACGCATACGCCGACAGCTTCGATCGTGTTGAACAAGGCCTTCAAGAAACAGAACATCTTTTGGCCGCATATCGTCAAGAGTTAGACACATTACATTTTGCAATTCACGGAACACATTTAGAAAAGGATTTTTAATTATGGAAAATTTAGAACGTAACGAAATTATATCAATCAGTCCGCAAGATACGCAACTGGACTTAACCGAAGATATTTTGGCCGCAGCAAATCGCCGCATTACTCAACTGGATCAAATTGTCACGCTGGCTTTAAAGCGCACTAACGAAAACGACTGGGTAGATCAACAAGGCAAACCTTATTTGACTTGCAGCGGCGCGGAACGTATAGCCCGTTTATTCGGCGTCAACTGGCGCAAGGTAGAATGCGAAAAAGTCTTTTCATCAGATGAGGCCGGGCAATATTACTTCTATGAATACCGGGGCGAATTTTATCTGGGACGCGATATTATTCACGCCGTCGGCACTTGTAGCCAGAAGGACGCCTTCTTCGCAAAAACCAAAAACGGAATGAAACCGGCTTCCGAAATCGACGAAACAAACATTCGCAAGGCTGCTTATTCGAATATGGTCGTTAATGGCGTGTCGCGTTTGTTAGGTATTCGGAATTTAACATGGGAACAAGTTAAGAAAGCCGGAATCGATCCGGATAAGGCCGCGCGCGTTACCTATGACAAGAAGGAACAAGACGACGGTAAGATCAGCCAGGCGCAATTTAACCGCTTTTATGCGATCTATAAAGCGTCCGGAAAAAGCGAACAAGAAGTCAACGACTATATGGCACAATTCAACGTTAAAGATCCGCACGACTTAAAAGTCAAGGACTACAACAACGTTATTAAATGGCTGGAAGGAAAATAATATGGGACATCATTTAGTTACAATCGAAGACGCTATGTCGCTGGCCGATCATATCGTCGAAAAAAGAAAAGAAGTCTTGTCGGCCAAAATAAACCGCTATCCGAAGTCGACGTTCACTTGCTCGGACATTAACGAATGCGATCGCTATATGATCCATTCAATACTTGACTGGGATAAAAAGGAACTTTACGACGCCGGATTGCAGGCGATCTTTGACGCTGGCAACAAGGAAGAAGAAAACGTTAAAAACCGACTGGGCTATGAACTCGGCCTGGAATTTGTGGAAGCACAATCGCCGTTTGAAATTAAAAACCGCGAAGGCGAGGTGATCGCACGCGGTAAGATTGACGGGAAGATCTTATGGAACGGAAAAGCAATTCCGATTGAAATTAAGTCGATGAACGAAAATTCGTTCAATATGCTTAATAGTCTGGAAGATTTTAATAAAAAGCCGCTTTACCGGAAATATCTTCGTCAAATGCAGCTTTATTTATACGGCAACAACCAGGAAGCCGGTTTGTTTATTCTCTCGAATTTCCGGACGGAAAAGTTAATTCTTGTTACGCTGGATTATGGTGAATGTGAATATATTTTGTCGCGCCTGGAAAGACTTTGGGAATTAAAGAAAAAAGGTATTTATCCGGAAGCCAATTATCGTCCGGACTTGTGCGACAACTGCCCGTTCTCGTCTTTGTGCATGGGCGACGCAATCCATAAGCCGGCCGAAATGATCAATAACGAACTTCTGGAAGAAAAATTAAATCGTCGTTTAGAACTCGAACCGCTTGTCAAGGAATACAAGGATATCGACGAAGAAGTCAAATCGGTATTTAAGCAAATTCCGCACGCCTTCGTCGGCACCAGCTTCGAGATAACCGGACGCGAACAGTCCCAGAAAGCCGTCGACGCGAAGGCTATGCCGGACGATATTCGTCAGCAATACGAGAAAACAACGACGTTCTGGGTTTCTAAAATCAAAAAAATCTAACATTATGAAAGGAAAACAAAATGGAAATTAAAGAAGAAGTATTAAAAAACGAAAAGGTAGAAGGTCGAACAGCGGAAGAAATGACGGCCGACTTTGAAGAAGCCGTGCAAGAAGCAAGGAACCTTCCGGGCGGAATATGCGGTTATATTGTTTTGGCCATAGGCCGCAAACATGAAGACAAGAAAGGAAGACCGGCGACGATATGCGTTAATGGCAAAACCGACGACCTGGCTTTTCTTTATGATCATGTCCCTAATGACATTAAAAAGGCGTTAGCCGTCAGCAAGTTATCGGACATCTTGGCCAAAGTTATTACAACATCAGATAAAAAGGAAGAAAAATAATGGATATTGCAACACCGGAAAAAGTAGTCGAGGAAGCAAAGGCCGCTACAAAGAAGGCCACCGGAACGGATCTTGTTGTTTTGAACGAAGAAAATCTGGGTAACGCCTACGCGGACGACTTCGGTTATAAATTGAAGACCGGCCGCACGCGCAAGCAGCGCGAAACAGATCCGCACGCGTTCTTTGCCGGAATGGAAAAGGGCGACGAATTCCGCATTTTAGACGAGGTATCACATGAAGACGATTAAAACCGACAAGGCAAAAATCGAAATTGAAATCGTTTCTTTTAATGAACAAGGCGAACGGCACGTTATCGTCCGGACGGAAGACAATCAAAAGGATCCGACCGTTATCGTGCTGCCGGCTTCGATCGTGAAGTCAAAGTTCACGGACGCAGCACTTATTCGCCATATTACAAACTTTTTAATTAAGGATTGACCAATGGTAACAATCACGGAACAAATGAAGGGCGTTCGGCGCGAAATAGATTATCGCAAGCGCCTTTATCCGAAATGGGTGGCCGACGGCCGTATGACGCAGCAAGAAGCGAATTATCAAATTGAGCTTATGGAATACGTCTTAAACACGCTTAACGCCGTCCTTGAATTTGAACGCAGCTTTATAGCTAAAAACCAAAAACTTTTTGAATGAGGGTAGACAATGAAATTTAGTATCAATGTAAGCGTTAATTGTGAAACAAGCAACTTTCACATTCTGGCCGACACGGTAGAAGAAGCGCTTTATAAAACGGCTGATATTTTCGGAAGTATGGGAATGACCGGCGATAGTATGAATATATCAATATTTAAAGAAGCTAACTTCGAACAACACAAACCGGCGCCGAAGAAAAAATGCTGGAAAGGAAACGACGAACCGGCGGAAGCCATAAACGAGGAAATACCGGAATGAGTGAAGAAAAGACAATAAGCCCGGAAGTGGCTTTTACAATCATTTCCACACTTCGCGAACAGATCGAAATCCAAAAAATGAGGATCCGGAAATTGAAGCAACAGAAGCAGCAGCGCGAAGAACTACTGAAAGAGTGTAGAGAACCGCTTGAAGTCTTAGCAGAGAAAAGGAACGCTTGCGATTGGTGTCCTGAATATTTATTGGCTAAAATAGATGAGGTGCTAAAATGAAAATGAATGTTCGCGGAAATGATAATTTTCAAACGCCGCAAGGGCTTTATGATCAACTTGATAAAATTTTTAACTTTACGCTTGACGCTGCTTGCACAAAAGAAGATTGCAAGGCGCCACGCGGTTTATATCACGACGAGGGCGTCGACGCGCTGGCTTGTTCGTGGGGGGGGAACGTGTATTTTGTAATCCACCATTCAGCCGGAAGGCCGAATTTATCGCAAAGGCATATAATGAAGTCATCAACGGCGATTGTCCCGTTGTCGTCATGGTATTGCCCTCAAATTGCCAGGACGGCCGCGCCTTCCAGCAATACATCAAAAAACAATTCTTTTATGAAACTTTGTCGGGACGCGTCGCGTTTATCAATCCTACAACAGGCCAACCGCAACAAGGCAATAACGCCGGAACAACTATTGTCTATTTTAAGAAGGATATAACAAGATGAAATTGAAAGTTAAATATTTATTTCCGGATCTTCCGGAACTGACCAGCCGGGAAGGCGACAGCGGCTTCGATCTACGCGCCGCGATAGATTATCCGATCATGATTGAGCCGCACGGCCGCGCCACCGTCGGGACTGGCGTCGCCGTTGAGTTCTGCAACTTATCCTATGCGCCGTCATGTTCGGCCGAATTACAAGTCCGGCCACGATCCGGCCATACGGTTAAAGGCCTTGTCGCACAGTTCGGAACGATTGATCTTTCGTATCGTGGCGAAATATCTATAACGTTATTTAATTTCAGCAGCGAGCCACGCATAATCGAGCCGCTGGAACGGATCGCGCAACTTGTCGTTTGTCCGATCTTCAAACCGACAATAGAAACAGCCAAACAATTAACGCCGACCAATCGCGGAACAAAGGGCTTCGGATCTACCGGTTACAAATAACAACTTTAAACTTGAAATATTACGATTTTCGAGATATAAAAGAATGAAAACGCTTGACGCAGACATACAAAATTTAATAAGGCAGCCAATCGATCCGGAAGAACTGGCCGAAATGTCGCGTATGTTTACGGGCGCGATCAATAGTTTAATTAAATGTCTTGTGGAAGCGAAGCATGAAGGCCGTAATATTAACCAGGGTATCGACGAAAGAACAAGAGGAAGGACACAGTCTTCCGGCGCAAAATACGCGCCTTTCAGATTATGCAAAGCGAAAAGGCCTGGAAGTAATCAAGACATTTCAGATCATAGAGAGTTCGACACGGGGCAAACGCAAAGAATTTATGCAAATGATTGAGTTCTGCAAGCAGCAGACCGAAACGATCGCCATAATTGCCGACGCCGTCGACCGCGTCCAGCGTTCATTCAAAGAAAGCGTAATGCTGGACGATCTGATCCGACAAGAAAAGATCGAACTTCACTTCTTCCGGGAAGGAATGATCATCGGCAAAAAATCTTCTTCAACTGATATTATGCGCTGGGATTTTTCCGTTATGGGCGCGAAAGCATACGTTCTTCAATTATCCGAAAACGTCCGACGTTCACTTGACTATAAATTGAAAAACGGCGAACGTGCCGGCGTTGCGCCTTGCGGTTATGAAAACTTTACGGACGAAAACGGTAAACATTCAATCCGGCCAAAGGAACCGGACGCAACAAAAGTCCGTCGCTTGTTTGAATTATATTCGATCGGCGGCACGTCCGCGCACCAGTTAGCCCGGATCGCTAACGACTGGGGCTTGACTTCATACAGTGGCCGCAAATTAACAACAACATCGATATTTCATATTTTAGGAAATCCGTTTTATTACGGCGAAATGCTGGCCAAAGGAAAGCTGCACCGGCACGTCTACGAACCGTTAGTGTCGAAAACCTTATGGGATAAATGCCAGGAACAAAAAGCACTACAAGGCGCAAAGCCATTTAAACACGGCGAACTGCCGTTCTTATATCGTGGCGTATTTACGGACTATTACCGCGAAATTGTTTGTCCGTGCGAAGTGAAGAAAAAGAAGTTTATTTATGTTGTATGCTATAAAGAAAACGGGACGCGGCTTTATATTCCGGAACATGAAATCGACAATCAAATAATATCGATATTAAACCGGATCGCCATTCCGGAAGAAATGATCCAACATTTTAAAGAACATATCAAGGAAGCCAAAGAAGCCGAAATCGCCTTCCGGGACACGGAATTAGCGCGCTTGAAAGCAGAGATAACAAAGATTGAAGGACGGCTGGAAAAATTGTTTAATATGCGCCTGGACGACGAAATCGATAAACAAACGTATGAAGACAAGCGCGATGAAATGAACTTGAAAAAATCGCGCCTGGAAAAAGAAATAAAGGCGCACGGAGTCGCGGACGACGGCTTCAACGAAATTGTTTTGGATCTTTTCGATCTTGTTAATCACGTCGGCGACGCTTTCAGTATGGGAAAATCAATAGAGAATAAACAACTATTGTTGCATTTTATATTCAAAAAACTTGTATTAAAAGAAGGCAATGTCGGGTATGAATTAAATCCGCCGTTCTGTTATATGGAAATTGACACCGATTTTAAATCGGGGGGCGGATCTTGCGAACCGTCGGGAAATACTGGCTTTTCTACCGATTCCGTCGAAAATTCCGGCCTTCAAAAAATGGCATCTGCGAACCGCGTTTTTTCTTGTAAAAACAACGGGTTACAATCAAAATTGCAACCCGTGTTCAGTCTGGCTGCCCTCGCTGGACAATCTTCGAACGATATTATAACGCGGCTTCGCGCCCACCGTGCCGAAGTTTTGGCCATTAAAGAGCAACTGGAATTTGTTCTGATAGCCCATGACGCGCGTCCATATTTCGCATTTTTGACGTTCGTTGTCTTCCAATTTAACTTCGTCCATTATCATTTCCTTTCAAAATGAATTGTTGCTGCATAATATGATCGGCGACGCCTTGATTTTGAATGCACCGGAAGCGCGGATTTATTTTCATTTCGGCCAGCACTTCTTTAACAACGCCGACAAATTCTTCCAATTCGACGCCACGTTCAACATTGAATGTTAAAGAGCAACGCCGGCGCGGTAAATATCCGCCCCATGCGCCGTTCACTTTCATAACGTAAACGTCGGTTTGCTTCTTCCGTTCGCTTATCCGGGCGTCCCGTTCTTGTTCCGCTGCCGGATAATCCGGAAAATCAATTCGTAATTGCTGCGTCATTGCTGTGCCTCGTCAAGCTGAATCATACATTCAATTGCATCGCCGTAAGTAACAACGTGCTTCCGGCAATCGTTTTTTAATTCTCGCCGCGGGTTGGGCGGCGCAACTCATCAGGCAAAACAGAATGGTAGCAATCACAATCACTTTTAATAGTGTGAACCACAGTTCTAACCTTTTCAATAGTTTCGCCCGCTCTTGTTTGCGCTGCGTTATGCTTTGATATTTCATTTCTGCACTCCGTTGTTTCTTGTTTATTTTTTTGAACATCGCTTTTAAGGGCGATTATTTGACTCTCTAAGCGGTCAATTTTATTTTGCTTGTGTTTATCCGCAAAATAATAAAATGCCGCCACAGCCGCCAAAAAAGCTATAATACCGAAATATATTTTATTCATACTAACGCCTCGCATGCTTCCTGCAATAAAGCAACCCGATTAAGCCAGCCGTCCTTATATTTTTTCAGTTTTGGCTTTTTGCTTATTTCGTTAATGTAATCAATCCGACGGCTGATATAGTCTTCAAGCGTTTTTCTTAACGGCTTACTGTTGGCTGCGCCGATAGTCTGATTACCGATGATGCCGTCAACAACAACGCCCAAACTGCGCTGCAAATCTTTGATTGCCTGCGCCGTGCCGCTGTTGATTGCATAATCAAACACTGCCACCGAAAGCGGGTCCGGCATAAATCCGCATTTGCAGCGGTCCCAATAATCGCGTTTATACAAATATTCAGCCCGCTCTTTTGTCAGGTTTTTAATATCCTCATGCGGATAACTCATTGCCGAGATTCCGTATTTTGTGCCTTTCAGTTCGCCGACGCCGCATTTACCGCCTGTCCAGTTTCCCTTGTCGTCCGGGTCGCACTGATAGCCGCCTTCCATTGTCAGTGTTCCTTTTTTCGCGGTTGGCCAAATCAATTCAGTCATCTTTCCCGCCTTTCTTATATTTTGTAACAAAGTTTGTCAGTTGTGTTCTTATAAAGGTTTCTCCCCAATCATATAGCGGGCGTGCGTATAGCATAACAATACACGATATACCTGTTCGACACGCTCCGGAGATTGTAAAATAATCCAAAAGGCAATACATTCCATAACCAAACCAAAAAGCCAGCACGGCATCAACGGTTGCCTGGAAGAATCCTTTAAAGCGAATATATGCTGAAGCAATAGACACCAGCACAAGCAGCATTATAATTTTTGCATCGTTAATCATTTATTCCTCTATTATTCGGTTATAGTCGGCAAGGTCTAATAACCCCTCTGTCAAGCGAACCAAACTTTCACAATCGATAAAGCCTTTTTGATAAAGCCGCTTCAGGCTGTCGATTAAATCCTCATGACATTCGCCGGTTATCAAGCCTTGCACAAATCCGTCGATTATTTCAGTTTCCCGTGTCATCTTCCGCGTCCGGAAGTTGGGCTTCTAATTCTCTGATTTCGGCTCTGCGTTGTTCCGCCACGGCTTCCATTTCAGCATAATGGTCATACACCGGCGTTTCTACTTCCGGGTGCAGTTGTTTAATTATGCGAATTGCTTCCATTGCGACTTTGCATCGCGCATAATCATTTGCGGCCAGTTCATAATTGCATTGCGTAATGCGTGATAAAATTTCAGATTTTCTCATTGCGATAATCTCCAATAAAGCCGGCGCATACTCCAAACGGACAAACGAGCATCGCGCCGAATCATGCTCCCTGTCCAGCTCTCTAAAGATTGTCTGATTTCCGCCAGTTTAATTTTGCCGGCTTTCAGCAATCCAAATTGTTTTTTCAAACGTCTTCTTTCACGCACGATTGCACTGTGGCAGGCTTTCCGAATAATTTTTCCGGAAGCTGTCAAAAAGAAGCGCGTTTTCAAAAAACGAATTCCTTTTTTGAATGGGATAATCATTGTTTTTTTGGCCGAAAGTAAAATCTTGTCAGCATTACAAAGTTTTTTTAACCGGCACAATAAACGCTTCAGAATGTCTTTTGAATATGATAAAATATAACTATCGTCCATATACCGGCCGAAATATATTTTTTCGCCCGGATTATTCAGTATTGCGTTATCAATATTATTCGGATAAAAAATTGCATGCTGCTGGCTCGTTTCGCTGCCGAGGCCAAGGCCTTTTTTGCCGTAAGCGTCCACAAAGCCGTCAATCAAAGAAACGAGTTTTTCGTCCTTCAGAAGTTTTCTATATTTTTGCTTTAAGATTTCATGGTCAATATTATCAAAAAATCCTTTGTAGTCGATTAAAAGCGCATAGCCATTATTACCATAACGCCGATAATATCTTCTTAAATGTGTTGTAAGTCTGTCCAGCGCAAAATCAACGCCTTTGCCTTTTTGGCTGGCTGTGTTGTCATAAACAAGCCTTTTAACATAAACCGGCGATAATACTTGGAAAAGCCTTTACACATCGATTTTCCGGCTAGCAAATCCCGATATAATTTTTCGTTATTGAGTAACCGGTCAATATCCCAACGTTGCACCGAACCTTTCCACATCACATTTTTACGCGCGTCAACTTCTGCGTCAAAAAGATTTTGTCGGTTGCAGATATTGGCAAAATTATCATATTGCCGCAAAAATGCTTTCCGTTTCAAATCTCTTACCGTTTTCCGGCGCATATATCTTTCCGTCCGTCTGGTCATTTCTATCCTCGTTTTAAGTTATGCGCGACGCTTGCGGTGTGTAGTCGCATACTGCCACGGCATAAAACAGGTAACCGCCTTTATCTTGCTATGCACTCCGGTTATGGGGCGTTCGCCGTTCAGCGTCATAGCTCATATTTGCCTTATTCGGGCAAGGTTTAACATTCCTTCTAAGCCATGTTTTCAGCTTGCGCTTACTAAGTCCGGCCTACAATCAGAGCGGGAGCCGTATCCACGTGTTCGTAGCGTCATTGCTGTTAGCATTGCCGTTCCCGTTGACATTGCACACCCTTGACGACGAGCCACCGACGACTGAACCGAGCCACCAGTTCAACCGGCCCGCATACAACGTTAAACCTCTTTACTGCCGATGAGTTTCGCGTTGCTGATTGTTTTCTTCAGCCC